TGCTGTTACTTCTGGTTATGACTTGGCTAATGCAAGTTATGATAGTGTTAGCTTTAGTGTTGCTGGGCAGGAGGGTAGCCCTGAGGGCGTATTTTTTAAACCCGATGGCACTAAAATGTATGTACTCGGTTCCGCTGGTGATGATGTAAATGAGTATAATTTAAGCACAGCATGGGACGTATCTACTGCAACCTACGTGCAGAATTTTAGCGTTTCCGCACAAGAAACCAGTCCAAGGGGCATTTCGTTCAAACCCGATGGCACAAAAATGTATGTGACTGGTAACTCGAACGATAACGTAGTCGAGTATAATTTAAGCACAGCATGGGACGTATCTACTGCCACTTTTCTGCAAAGCTTTAGTGTTTCAGCACAAGACGGCGTTCCGATTGGTTTATTTTTTAAACCCGATGGCACAAAAATGTATGTAATCGGCTTTTCTGGAGATAACATAAATGAGTATGCTTTAAGCACAGCATGGGACGTATCCACAGCCTCTTATGTTCAAAACTTTAATGTTTCAGCACAAGAAACTGGTCCAAGAGGTTTATTTTTAAATCCTGACGGCTCCAAGATGTATGTAGTTGGGCAAAGCAGCGCTGCTGTAAATGAATATGATTTAAGCACAGCATGGGATGTATCCACTGCCACCTTTCTGCAAAGTTTTAGTGTTTCAGCACAAGAAACTACCACAACCGATCTATTTTTTAAATATGACGGCTCCAAGATGTATGTAATTGGCGGCGCCACCGACAGAATCTACCAATACTCCACAGGCTCCTCTGCCCCAGCCACCCTCATCTACCCAACCTCAGTAGAGTGGCCTTCAGGTACAGCCCCAGATGCACCTGCTGTTGGTGAAACAGATGTACTGGTGTTCTATACTGAAGACGGAGGCACAACGTATTACGGCTTCCAAGCTGGGGATGCAATGGCATGAGTATCGCAAGACTGATGCAGGTGGCTGCTGCTGGTAATGTTCCTAGTGGGCCTGTGTGGACTGACCCTGACCTAGCTAATGCGAGTTATGACAGTGTTAGCTTTAGTGTGGCGGGGCAGGATAGTGCGCCATCTTCTGTCGTGTTCAAGCCCGATGGTTTAAAGATGTATGTCTCTGGGTCTACAAGTGATGCTGTGTATCAATACACATTGTCTACGGCTTGGGATGTAAGCACATCATCATACGATAGCGTTTCATTCTCGGTATCTGGGCAAGCGGGCCAGCCGTATATTCAATTTGGAGACAACGGTTCAAAACTCTACGTTTCCGACAATACGTCAGACGCAATTTACCAATACTCTTTGTCTAGTGCTTGGGATATTTCCACGGCATCTTATGATAGTGTGTCCTTCTCGGTGTCTGGGCAAGACACAGTCCCACAGGGTATGTTCTTTAAACCTGATGGCACAAAGCTGTATCTTGTAGGCTTCTTGAATGACTCTGTTTTTCAATACTCCCTATCAACTGCGTGGGATTTGAGTTCAATCTCTTATGACAGTGTGTCCTTTAGCTTTTTGACGCAAGAGACCCAAGGTCGGAGTTTGTTTTTTTCGCCTGACGGAACAAAATTGTTTGTCGTTGGAACGTACAGCGATACGACCTATCAGTATTCTTTGTCTACTGGCTGGGATATTTCTACCGCATCTTACGACAGTGTTAGCTTTAGTGTTGCTTCGCAGGAAACCGCCCCGCTAGGGCTTTTCTTCAAATCTGATGGCTCCAAGATGTATGTCGTAGGCTCTGGCACCGACACCATCTACCAATACTCCACAGCATAAGGACTTCCCATGTTACTCGTGAAAACATCAAACGGACAGGTAGAGCAATTCCCTTACACGCTCGGAGACCTTCGCCGTGACAACCCACAGACCAGCTTCCCGAAGAATATCCCTATTGAGATAGCTCGTCGGCTTGGTGTGTTCCCTGTTGAGGAACTGGCAAAGCCTGACTGCAACCCACTTGTGCAGACACTCGTGCGAGACGCCATGCCTCACAAAGAAGTCATCCGCCTCAAGACAGAGGAAGATGCAACTGACCCTATCACTGGTGAGGTTGACCAAGCTCAAGTCGGACAGCCTATCTACGGCAACAAGTGGCTTGTAGGCTACACTGCTGAGGACAAGCCGCAGGATCAGGCAGAGCAAGCTATCTGCAACAAGCGTGACAAATTGTTAGCTGAAACAGATTGGATGGCATTGTCTGACGTAACTATGTCAACAGAAATGCAATCGTATCGACAGGCACTTCGTGATATAACAGGTCAAGCTGGCTTTCCATACAGCGTAACGTGGCCCACTAAACCGTAGGAGTAACACATGCTTGGCTTTTCCCCATTAGCTGCTGCTCCACTTGCTGATGATGGGGCGATAGCCGAAGTTGTCTACCTCCTGAATGGCGACGACATCACAACAGGCCAGCCTACGGTTGGTTCCCCCAGTGTTGCCCAAGACCACGACCTAGCTGCTGATGGTTTGACGACAGGATCACCTGTTGTTCAGTCATCAACGCTAATTATCACAACTCCGATAGATGCAAATGACATCACCACAGGACAGCCTACGGTTGGTTCCTCCAGTGTTGCCCAAGACCACGACCTAGAACTTGTCGGTATTACTACAGGTCAGCCGATAATCCCCAGCATTACGATGTCTGAGGAAGAGACGCTCAACGCTGATCCTATTGTGTCTGATGCGCCTGTTGTTGGCTCTCCGAATATCACGCAGGATCAGTCCCTAATTCTCGGTACTATCACTACAGGACAGCCTGCTGTTGGTTCTCCTAGCATGGCTCAGGTTCAAATACTCACAGCAGCTAACATTACCACAGCGCCTCCCACAGTTGCATCCGCCGAGATGACGGTGGATAGTGTCCTAAACGGCGACAGTATCACCACAGGCCAGCCTAGTGTCTCTGAGGCTACAGTAGTTCAGGTTCACGATCTAACGGCTGACGGTCTTACTACAGGACAGCCTGTCGTCGAAACCAGTACGATGGTCGTCACGTTCATTCTTGCGGGTAATGACATTACGACAGGCCAGCCTGTTGTTGGTTCGATGACTATCAACGCAAGTGGTCGTAGGGTTGTCTCTATCACAAGTAGTTCGATTAACAATGTTACTCTGGCTGAGACTTACAACTCAGCTACTACGAGTGGCAACCAGAATAAGGTAGCTTAGAATGGCTTTTAACATTAAGCAAAACGACACATCCCCTTCTCTACAAGCTACCCTCAAAGATGCCTTACTTGTACCTGTAAATCTTACTGCTGCTACAGTAATGTTCCACATGAAGTCATTAGATGGTGTCGTTAAAGTAGACGAGACAATGACTATCACAGATGCTGACGGTGGTGTCGTTCAATACGACTGGCAAACTGGTGATACTGACACTGTTGGCACTTACTATGTAGAGTTTGAAGTGACCTACGCTGATGCCTCTATCGAAACCTTCCCTAACACTGGTAGCTTGGTTGTGTCCGTAGTTCGAGAGTTAAACTAATGACTACATGGACTAGGAACCTCTATGAACATGACTACCTAGCCATAGCTAAGGGTGAATCTAATGATTACTCCGCCAGAAACATTTTTGGCTATAATGCTCTTGTAGGCACATCTTATATTCCCCTGTGGGAGAACAATACAGTTTATACTTACCCCACACAACCTTTGACCATGACAGTTACATCTAACGTAGCAGACAATGGTGTACAAGTGCGGATCATAGGTCTTGATGGTGACTACAATGTAATCACTGAGGTTGTAACTCTGGCAGTATCGGTCGCAACAACCCAGCAATTCTTCCGTATCAATGATGTCGTTACGATCAGTGGGAACGCTATCAACGACATAACGATAAGCAATGGTGGGATAACCTACGCTAAAGTCCGTGGTGGTGACGGTAAGAACCAAGCTAGTATCTACACAGTACCCGCTGGGCATAGCTTGTACCTAGTTCGTATTGATGCTTTCTGTGCCACTGCTGCTCAGAACAACAGGCAAATCTTCTTCAGGAACCTCGCTTGCTTACCCAGCGGTGTAAAGTTGAGGGTAGCGGAGACTTCCTTCTTAGAGACTATGCACATTCAACGTCAAGTTCCTTTCAGGTACAACGAGAAGACTGACATTGAGTTTCAGCTTCATGGTAGTTCTGGCGAACAGTTTGTTAGTGTCTTTGGTGAAGCTATCCTATGTAAAAACGTAATAACAGGTGAACCATAATGGCCCAATACGCTAATGACATATTTACTACTGAGCCTGAAGCTATCTCCCGTAGTTATGACATGGGCCTCAATGGTGTTACTCACGTCTCTGATTACGATGGACAGGCTGTGTATATGCCCGGTGAGAGCCATGAAGCATATCTAGCGTACTACGAAGGCGATAAAGCTAAAGAGCCTTCAGTGGACCGCTTAGAGGCTCTCAGGACTATCGTACAAGAGATACTAAAGACTGACTTTGCTAAAGCTGAGTATCAAGGCGAAACTGTTACTCTGAATAAGCCTCGTCGTATCAAAGGTGGCAACAAGAAGTTTGAGGTGTTCGTACAGGACGGTGGCAAGGTCAAACGGGTAGCTTTCGGTGATCCTAACATGGAAATCCGTAGGGACGATCCTAAAGCTCGTGCCAATTTCCGCTCCCGCCATTCCTGTGATACCAAGAAAGATAAGACAACGGCTGGCTACTGGTCATGTCGTATGTGGGAATCCAACACATCGGTGGGTGA